CCTGGGCGAGCATCTCAAACGTCGCCGTCCTGCGGATGCGACCGGGGGCACGCTTCTCGCGGAAGTCCGTCAGCGTGGTTACGTCGAGCGATGCGCGCTCAAACGACACCGAGACATTCCGAACCGGAAACGTCGTCGCGCCACCGGCGTTGAAGTTGAGCGTCCCGGTTCCGCCGAATCCAATGATCGTTGCCATGGTTTAGCCTTCCCTCACTTGCATCGTGAGCGAAATGGTGATGGTCCTTTCGGCGTCCTGTTGCCCATCGTCGGGCGACTCGGCACCGGTTGCGAAGCTGATCGTTTCGACGCCGATGCGGCATGAGCTCGACGGCGTGGTCGGCGTGAAATTGGGGTTCGCGCTGAAGTACGCGCCGATGAAATCGGCGATAGTTGCGATCTCGAGCAGATTGTCGCCGATGATCGTGATGGTGGCCTCGACTGCCCAATGCCCCGAGAACGTGCCTGGATGATGCTGCACGGGCGTGCAAGTGCAGTCATAGACGGCGACAGGCGTCGGCGTTCCGGCCACTCGCATGGACGCATTGAGCGGCGGGACAGGAGCAGCCGTAGCGCAGGCCGCGGCGGCATAGTCCACGAACGACGTGAGCGCGTCGTAGTAGCTCACGACAGCGCCTTTCGAGCTTCTCGAATTACTGCATCTCTTATACGTTGCATGACTTCGTCAATATGTGACGCTACCCACCGGGTGGAGATTTTCCTGCCAGGCACCCGACTTCCTGCCCCTGCTGATCGTGCTTGTTCTAACGATTCAGCCTTGGCCTTACGGAAAGCACTCAATGCCGTCCACCGTTCGCGTGCTTCCGCAAACACCTCGCGCATTTCTGCGTTTCTTGCTTTCTTGGCTTTGAAGCTTGTGCCTTTGTGCTTCGCGAAGATTTCATCACGCTTTGACTTCACAAACGCACGTCGCGATTCGGCGTCTTCGCGCAAGTTGCTAGACAAACCGCGATAGGCCGATGTCACGCTATGGCGGAAAAATCCATGCTCAAGCAGGTGCCACACTTTTTGACGGCCAGCGGCGCGTGCTCCTCCTTTGCGCCCGTATCTGACTCCAACCGCTCCTTGAATTGTTGCAAGGTCACCTGATCCATGCCTGCGGACATCAATTTGAGTAGCAGAAACAATCGCCTTTCTATGCGGTCGTTTGCCGCGGAAGGCTGCTGCTGCCCAAATTCTGCGGAGCTCTTTTTGCGCCGGCAGCAAAGCCGCTCGCATTGCCTTTTTGCGTATTGATTCGCTCATACGGCGCGGCATGTTTTCGAGCAGTGCTTTGACTTCTCGGGTGTCTACCGACACCTTGATGGCTTTGGTAGAAACAATCACGGCAGCACCTCGGTGGCTTCGATCTCGAGGCGGCGCTGGCGGCCGTCGCGGTCCCAGCAGCCTCGAAGGTTGAAGTAGCGCGTCGTGCCGCGGTCCACCCACTTGAGCCGGCTGCGGGTCGTAACGTCGGGATGCCAGGCGGCGAGGATGCGCCAGTCGGTGCGGATCTCGGGGCCACCGTCCCCGAATGCGTCTGCGGTCCGCATCTGCTCGGCATGGCAGGAAATGACGGCGATGTCCGTCCAAGTCTCTGCCGCCTGGCCGAGGGAATCCGTCGTGACGCTGCGATTCTGCACCGTCATGGCGTAGCGCAACATTCCGGACGGGACGTGGGCCATCAGCCGATCCCCTTCCCCATCATGCCCGAGATGCGATCCCAGTAATCACTCGACAGGGTTACCGTATCGTCGCCGCGGCTTGCAACGTGTTGCGTCACACGCTGGAGCAGCGCCATTTCGAGCAGCGGGTTGAGTGTGTTGCTGCCGCAGCTCACGGTCAGGACCAGCGGGTAGGACAGGTCGTCCTCGTCCAGGCTCGCGTACTGGAGCCCGTTGATGGTGACCAGCGTCAGGTTGATCGTGGCCGAATTGTCATCGACGCACGTCGCAGCCGTCGCCGGCTGCCGGGAGAGAAGTACAAGCTTCTCCGTGTTCGTTGGCTCGACGCCGACGTACTGCGTCCGGCTGACCGGATCGACCACCCAGCCGGTGCGCTCCTCAAGCTCGCGCACGGCAGCCGCCCAGGCGATGTCGATGGCGGGATCGTCCTCGGTGTGAGGGATGCGAGCCCAGGCGCGGAACTTGGCGAGGTCCAGGGGCATCGGGCTCCTTCAAGCAGGGGCGTCGGGGGTGCAGCCCGACGCCCCTGCCGATGGGAGGAGAAGAACCGTCAGGCGTTGGTGACCTGGAGCTGCACGAGCGACTTCACGCGGGTGAAGGCCGAGTTCGCGAACGCCATGCCCTGGAAGATCACGCGGGCCGAGCTGGCAGCGGTGATTTCATCTCGAATCATCCCGATACCGCCCCACTCGCGCACGGAGAATCCGTCGCGGATGTTGCCGAGGACCGCGATCGTGTTCTTGCCGGTGGTTGCCGTCGCGACGTGCGCCGGGAGGTACTCGGTGACGTACACCGGGAGGCCCATGAGCGTGAACGGAGCCGCGCCGACGAGCGCCGCGTCAGCCGACGGAACGAAGATCGGCACACCGTTGACCGTGATGCCCGCGATGGTCGCGTAGACGTCCTGCGGGAGAATCCACGCCGCCGAGCCCCAGTACGCGGCCGGGAGCTTCGAGTAGCGCATTTCGGACAGCTTCGCGACCGTTGCGCCGGCCGTGATGGCCAGGGCGCGGGTCGTGCCCGTCGAGGTCGCCGTCGTGATGTTCACGTTGGCGTTCACGGTGAAGATGCCCGTCGGCGCGTTGGTGCCCGAGCCGCCGACATAGCCCCATTCGAGGTTCTTCGAGAGCTGGCGCTGGAGCGTGTCCATCACCTCGGCCTCGATGTCGAAATTGGCCTGCCGGATCAGCTGCTGGCTCACCTGCGTGAACGGGATGCACGGAACGGGCGCGATCGGCACCTCGGTGAAACCGGGGTCGATCGAGGTCCGCGCCGTGGTGCCCGTGTCAGGCTGCGTCCAGGCCGAGGTGTAACCGGCCGTTTCGAGGTTGTTGTAGCGCAGCGTCGGGTAGCCCTGGACGCCGGTGCGGATGTCCGCGAGGTTGCGGACGACCGTGTTCGCGTCGAGGTACTTCAGGATGCCGTCCTCGTACAGCTTCGGGATTAGGATGCTGCTCGAAGCGGTCGAGATGATTTCGCGCTGTTCCGGTGCACGGCCGCCCTTCAGGTAGCCGAGGAACTGCTCGCGGTACTCGGTCGAGGAACGCCAGTCCTCGGCCTTCTCGCGGTTCTCCTTGCCGACCTTTGCCAGCACGGTGTGGCTCGCGAACTTCTCGCGCAGCTCGGCCGCGGACCGCTTCTGGTTGAGCTCCTTGAGCTCGTCCATCAGCTCGGTCGCACGGGCTTCCTGCTCGGCGTTGATCTCGTCATTCGCGAGAATGCCGTTCACTTCCGCCTCAATCGCCTTGCGGCGCTCGATGATTTCTGCCTGCTTCATAGCGTGATGCTCCGGTACCGCAGACGAAGCCGGGCAAGCGCCCGGCTGTAGGTGCGAGCTTCGGCGGCCGTCTGCGGGTACGCGCCGGATTCGACAATGGACACCTCGCGTAGATCAACGTCTACGAGGGTGCGCTCGGTGCCCTTCCAGGCGTCCGAGCGAACGATGAAACCAAACGACATTTCGGACAGGACGCCCGAATCGACCAGCGCATAGACGTCCTTCGCCCGCTGCGTGTCGGGAAGCTCGACGTCGAACGCGAGCCCGCGGCTATCGCTCGCGAGCTTCAGGCGCTGGCTCTTGGTGTTTGCGAGCAGCTCGCGCCGGTCATGGCCGACTAGGAGCGAGATGTTCCCCGCGAGGCTCCGGTCGAATGCGCCACGGGCGACGCGCTCGGTGAACGGCTTGCCGCCGTTGACGCTACGAACGACCAGCGGGTGGCTCGGTGCGTCGTACACCGCGGCGTAACCGGCGATCCGGTTGCCCTGGCGCTCGAAGCTCGTCGTGCGGACCTCAAGCATCCTCGGCCTCCTCGTTGTCAGGCCCGGTGGCGGCCGACGCGCCGCCCGGCATCGTGACCGCTGGCGTGTCAAGCCCTTCGACGGGAGGCAGCCCGAGGTAATGCCTTGCGTCGTTGGGACTCATCACGCCTGCGAGCACCAGCTTCGAGAACGCCATCCCCTGGTCGCGGAGGTTGCCCCGCGTGATCGGGGTGGTGTCGATGCGGACCGTCTCGCCGGGACCGCACAGCTTGCGCGTGAGCTCCGACTCCCACGCGCTCGCCCATGCGGCAATGGCTCCGTCGGCGTATGCGCGGGCCGTTTCAGCCTGGCTTGAAAGCGCACCGCCGCCCTGCTGGAACAGCATTTCCGGCGGGACGCCAAAGGCGCGGGCGATTTCCTGCACCGAGAATCGGCGCGATTCGAGCATGGTGCCCGACGTCTCGGCGCTGATCTTCTCGGCCTTCATGCCCTCGCGCAGGATGAGCGGGCGCGACGCGCCGTCGGCCGTGGCGTGCATGTTCATCCAGGCGTCCCGGATGGCCTGCACCGTCTGGTCGCTCATTGCGCCGGGGTGCGTGATGGCGACCTTGCCCATACTGCCCGTCTTGACGAGCGACGCATGGGCGGCAGATTCGTCGGCCGCGAGCTGCATCGTCCATCGGGCCGCTTCGAGCGGCGACCGATACCAGCACGGGTTTAGGTGATCCGGATAGCAGCCGATGTGCAGGATCTGATCCTGCGCGAGCACCGTCTGGCCGACGCGGTACTCGACACCATCGTCGCGGATTTCGGCGCTCATGGCGTCCGCGGGCACCGGCTGAAGCTCGGCGACCGAGCCATCCGAGCCGCGGCGGATCAGCGCGAGCCCGTTGCCGTGCATCAGCGCCGTCGAGGTCGTGTAGCGCCGGAACTCATAGCCCGACTGCCACCGGCTGGCGTCACGGTTGAGCAGCATGGCCACCGGGTGATCCGGCAGCTTCTGCCCGCTGTTGTCGTAGACGTTGACGGTCAGCCGGGCGATGTCGGCCGAAATGAGCTGCGTCGCCCGCAGGACCGCGGGAATCCCGTCGGCCGGTCCGGCCATGACAGGCTCGGGTCGCGTGTAGATCGCGACGCCTGACTTGAATCCGAAGAACCGTGAGAAGAGGCCCACGGTCGCATAGAACACAAGTGCCCAAAATCGTCAAGAGCGAATCCGGCAAACACGGTCTATCCGAGCGGGCAAGTTGACGCGCTCAAGCCGGTGGCCGTGCGGACTTGGTGATGCTCCATGAGCAGCGCCGCCATGTTCCCGGCGACCACGGCGTCGGTGTTCCCCGAGCTGCGGCCCTTCACCGGCCGGATGTTGCCGACGTTGTCGGCGATCAGGCGCACCGAGTTCAGCGCCGCCCGCAGGACCGGGTCGGGCTCGTAGAACAGCTGCTTCGACTTCAACAGGTCGCCCCAGAGCTTCCACGCCGGTGCCATCGTGCGGATCGACTGGTCCACCGGGACAATCGGCCAGCCCTTGTCCATCCACCGCTTGATGTCCTTCGCCTGGCTTGGGTGCGGGTCAACGCCGATCTTCCTGACCCCGAATTGGTGCATCAGGTTCTCGATTTCTGCTTCCACGATGGTCATATCGTGCCATTCGCCCGGCATCCGCCGGAGATGGCCTTGCTCAACCCACGCCCCGAGCGGCTGCTTGCACCGCTTCTCGTCGCGCCCCATGTCGGTCCCTGCCCACCAAGACACGTTCCGCGCCCGGATCACGCCGCCGTCCACGACCATCAGGCACAACGTCGTGAGGTCAAGCTGCGGCCCGTAGCCGCCGCGGGACAGGTCAAGCCCGATGACCGCCGGTGCGCCCTGGAGCCGGGTCCAGTCCGACGGCTGCATCTGCCGCTCGAGCACGGCAAGGTCGATGTCGGTCGTGGCGAGTTCGTGGTACCGGCAGGCGAGCTGCGTCTCGAACTCGGCGATCTGCGCCGGGTCGCCCGACTCGAGCATGGTCCGCGCCGAGAGCTCGAGCTGGCCGGGATCGATGATGACGTTCAGCGCCGGATGCGCCTTCGGCCATGCGGCCGGGTCCGCGGCTTGGTCATCCTGCTCGAGGCCGTAGAGCATCGGCCACCAGCCCGCCGGGTACGGGGTGCCGTCGGCGATGGCCCGTTCCAGGGCGTCCCAGTAGCCCCAGATCGGCCGCGTCTTCTGCTCGGGGTCAGGCGTCGTGATGGCGAGCAGCTGCGACGTCGGGAACTTGGCAAGCCCCGTCAGCAGGCGGCCGAACGCCTTCTCCATGCGGGCGACCTCGTCGGCGATGACCATGCGGGTCGTGAGCCCGTCGAGCGCCTTGTCGGTGCACGGGAGCGATATGTACCGGTTGTTCCCGTGCTTCACGCGCCCAGGGTGCGCCGGCGTCGAGCCGCCCGTCGATTTCCACTCGGAGACGCCGAGCGTCTCGGACATGACCGCCATGCGCTCAAAGGTCTTCTGCGCGAGCCGCGAATCCGGCGCGACGCTTGCAAACTCCAGCCGCGTCGAGCCGTCCCGCATGGCCGCCATGAGCAGGCTCGCCGCAAACTCGGTCTTCCCGTTGCCGCGGGCGACGGCCAAGAGCAGCGCCTTCGTCGCCGGGGTGTCTGACTTGCGGCCGTCCACCATGCGCCGACGGGCGAGCAGGATCATCGCGACCATGCATTGCCATGGCATCCAGACCAGCGGCTGCCCCGCGCCCGCCTCCGCGCCCTGCCCACACTTGAGCGCGAACGCCCTGGCGTCCTCGGCGAGCTGCTC